AAAAAAGAGACAAATGAAAGACACCAGCATGAAAAGGGCAGGTGTCTTTTTGCGTTAGCAAATAACAAAGAAAGGAAGGGGGTGTCAGGACATGGGATGACAGCAAGACAGGAAAGATTTTGTCAAGAATTCATTGCATCAGGAAATGCAACACAGTCTGCTATCAAAGCAGGGTATTCTGATAAGAATGCCAAAACACAGGGTGCAAGATTGCTGATGTTGGATAAAGTAAAAAAGAGAATCAAAGAACTTCAGACAGAAGTCAAGAATGATAAGATTCTTGATGCTATTCAGATGCAGGAAGTCCTGACATCAATCATTCTAAAAGAATCTGAAGAAGAAGTGATTGTTGTTGAAGGATGTGGTGATGGTATTTCTGAAGCAGTCACCAAGACAAAAACAGCATCCAATCAGGACAGAATCAAAGCAATTCAGCTTCTTGCAAGAATGCAGGGGGCATTAGATAACACAGCAACAGTGAATGTTGTCCTTCCTGTGTTTGGGGGTGAAGATGACCTTGAAGAATAAACACAGGAATAATGGAAAAGGAAAGGGAAACCGAAAAGCACAGGCAAGAAGAAGAAGACAAAGACAGAAGAATCAAGTCCCAAAGACCAAGAATTCTTATTGGTGCATTGATGGGAACTTCAGCAATCATCCTGTTGCTTACTGCACACATTATCATGGTGTATTGACACAGGGATTGATGGATGTACATAAATGCAAGGAACATGGATGTTTCAGGTTAAGGGAAGGTAATAAATTTGAATAAGAAATATTATTATCTGCCTGATATCGTTGGAAAAGGATATAAAAAGTTTTGGAATTTCAAAGGAAGATACAGAGCTGTAAAAGGAAGTCGTGCTTCCAAGAAATCCAAGACAACAGCACTTTGGTATATTTACAACATGATGAAATATCCTGATTCAAATCTGTTGGTCATCAGAAAGACATTCAGAACATTGAAAGATTCTTGTTATGCTGATCTGAAGTGGGCATGTCACAGATTTGGTGTTGATCATTTATGGCAGTTCACACTGTCACCTTTAGAAGCAACCTATCTTCCAACAAATCAGAAGATATATTTTAGGGGGCTTGATGATCCATTGAAAGTCACATCCATTGCAGTTGACAAAGGCTGTCTGTGTTGGATGTGGATTGAAGAAGCATATGAAATAATGTCTGAAGCTGATTTTGATATGCTTGATGAATCAATCAGAGGTGAATGTCCTGATGGACTATGGAAGCAGATAACACTGACATTCAACCCTTGGAATGAACATCATTGGCTGAAGAAACGATTCTTTGACAATCCTGACCCTGACACACTTGCATTGACTACCAACTATTTATGCAATGAATGGTTGGACAAAGCAGACTTGCAGGTGTTTGAAAGGATGAAAAAGAACAATCCAAGAAGATATGCAGTTGCAGGTCTTGGTGGCTGGGGAATTGTTGATGGTCTTGTGTATGAGAATTGGAAAGAACAAGTATTCACACTTGATGATGTAAGGAATTGCAAAACAAGATGTGGACTTGACTTTGGTTATACAAATGACCCTTCAGCATCACCAATCATGTTTCTTGATTTGGAAAATAAGAAACTGTATGTGTGGGATGAACTTTATAAAACAGGTTTGTCAAACAAGAAAATATATGAAGAACTATCGTCAATGGGATATGGAAAAGAGAAATTCACAGGTGATTCTGCTGAACCAAAGTCCATTGATGAATTGAAATCCCTTGGACTGAGAATCAAGGGGGCAAAGAAAGGAAAAGACAGCATCAACAATGGAATACAATGGATCCAAGATCTTGAAATCATTATCCATCCAAGATGTGTCAACTTCCTGACAGAAATATCCAACTACACTTGGGATAAAGATAAATTTGGAAACAAACTGAACAGACCAATTGATGATTTCAACCACTTAATGGATGCAATGCGTTATGGTTTGGAAGATGACATCATTGGAAATGCTTGGTTGTATTAGAAAGGATGGTGAAGAAATGTGTTAAAAGAAGATGAAATTCTGAAGTTTATTCAGGAAGACAAGGTGTCAACTAAGAAACATCTTGCTTCAATTGGTCAAAAATACTATGAAGCTGAACATGACATCATGCATTACAGGATGTTTTACTTCAATGCTGATGGACAATTGGTTGAAGATACAACAAGAAGCAATGTCAAGATTTCACATCCATTCTTCACTGAATTAGTTGATCAAGCAGTGCAGTACATGTTATCAGGTGAAAATGGAATTATTCATTCTGATATTCCTGAACTTCAGACAAGATTGGATGAATACTTTGATGATGACTTCATCTGTGAATTGAATGATGTTCTGACAGGTACAATGGCAAAGGGATTTGAATATATGTATGCTTACATGAACAAAGATGGAAAGCTGTCATTTGAATGTGCAGATTCCCTTGGTGTTGTGGAAGTCAGAGAAAAAGACACAGATGATGGTTGTGCATATGTTATTTATTGGTATGTTGACAAGCTAACCAAGGAAAATAAGGTCATTAAAAGAATTCAGGTGTGGGATGAAAATCAGACAGTATTCTATGTACAGGAAGAAGAAGGAAAGCTGATTCTTGATGAATCAGAACCAATCAATCCAAGACCACATGTAATTTATAAGAAAGATGGTGATGAATCCATCTATTATGAAAACTTTGGTTTTATTCCATTCTTCAGATTGGACAATAACAAAAAGCAGTGGTCAGGACTGAAGCCGATCAAGGACTTGATTGATGACTATGACATTATGTCTTGTGGTTTATCAAATAACCTTGCTGATTTTGACTATCCATTGCATGTCGTAAAGGGGTTTCAAGGTGACAATCTTGATGAACTTCAGCAGAACCTGAAGACCAAAAGGATGATTGGTGTTGATCCTGATGGTGGTATTGAAGTTCATACTGTGGATATTCCATATCAGGCGAGACAGGCAAAGATGCAGGAAGATGAAAAGAACATTTACAGATTTGGAATGGGATTCAATTCTGCACAGCTTGGTGATGGTAATGTGACCAATGTTGTTATCAAATCAAGATATGCACTTCTTGATTTGAAGTGCAACAAGTTGGAAATCAGAATGAAGCAGTTCCTGAAGAAGATTGTGAAGGTTGTTATTGGTGAAATCAACAGACTTGATGGAACTGATTATCAGGTCACAGACGTTTGGTTTGACTTTGAAAGGGAAGTCATGACTAATGCACAGGATAATGCACAGATTGAATTGACTGATGCACAAAAACAGCAGACACAAATCAATACAATCCTGTCACTTCAGAGTGTTCTTGATGATGAAACAATCATTCAGACTATCTGTGAAATCCTTGATATTGATTATGAAGATATCAAGGACAAACTTCCTGAAGATGAAGAAAAGGATAATCAGCTTGCACAATCCACCTTGGAAGGGATTGTTCCTGAAGAAGGTGGTGAAGACATAGATGAATAAGACTGAAAAACAGATTGCTAAATATCAGCTTCAGCAGGAACAAAAGACCTTGCGTGAATTGAAACAGATATATGCACAGGCATCAAAAGAACTGCAAAAATCAATCAATGACTTGAATCTTAGAACTGATATGCAGAATCTTCAGTCTATTATCTATCAAGTCAAATATCAGGAAGCAATGAAGAAACAGATTGATGGTATTCTTGATAAGCTGAACAAAGGGTCTTATCAGACCATCAATGAATATCTTCAGGATGCTTATCAGAATGGATATATTGGTAACATGTATTCTTTACAGAAACAGGGAATTCCAATCACAGTTCCAATTGATCAAAAGAAAGTGCTGACTGCACTTCAGACAGATTCCAAACTGTCTTCTAAGTATCATTCAGGTGATATCTTGAAAGGAAGACTTGCTGAAGATGTCAAAAAGCTGAAAGTGACTATCAGGACAGAGTTATCAAGGGGAATTGCAAATGGCAAAACGTGGGAACAAGTAGCATATAAGATTGCACTTGGTATGAATAACCCAATGTCAAAAGCCTTGAATATAGCAATGAGAATTGCAAGAACTGAAGGTCACAGAGTGAATCAGCAGGGATTCCTTGATGCAGGTACTGAAGCAAAGAACAAGGGGGCAGACATTGTAAAACAATGGGATGCAACACTTGATTCAGTCACAAGACCTTGGCATCAGGAAGCAGATGGTCAAATCAGGGAATGGGATGATTTCTTTGAAGTTGGCGGTGAAAAGATGAAAGCACCATCTGTTGGTGGTTCTGCAAGGAATGTCTGCAATTGCAGATGTCAGCTTCTTCAAAGGGCAAAATGGGCATTGGATGAAGCTGAACTGAAAACCCTTCAAGACAGAGCTGAATATTTCGGGCTTGACAAATCAGAGTCGTTTGAAGACTTCAAAAAGAGGTATTTGAAGTTACCAAGTAACGCTGATACAATGAAATTGAAAGATGTTCTTAATGTGCCTGTTAAATCTTCAGATGCACATTATGATGCA